GGGCGGCGAATATAACGTCAGCGCCAGTCGCGCTCTCCTCGATCAGCCCATTGACCGTCGGAAGCGTGGCAGAGACCGAATCAGAAGCGGCCGCCGTGTCCTCAATGATCCCGTTGACCAGAGGTAGAACGGCGGAGATCGAATCAGCAACCGACCCAGATTCCGCGATACTCCTGTTAAATACGATTCCGTTCCAAGGCCCTTGGCCCCACGCACCAGAACCCCATCCGCCTTCTGTGTATTCAACAGACGAATCAATCGAATCAGCAACTGATGCCGCTTCGACTACGGAATGGTTAAACGTCCCGATCGCGGAAGTAGCGTCTGCCGTTGATGCGGAGTCCTGCGTAACGCCGTTAACTGTCGTAAGTTTGGGTGTTACCGAGTCGCCAATAGACGCCGCTTCAATAACCGTACCGTTTACATTCGGTATGGATGCCGAGTATTGGTCGGCAACAGATGCGGCCTCAACAATGTTCCGGGAGAAAACAATTCCGTTCCAAGGACCCTGACCCCAAGCACCCGTACCCCAGCCGCCTTCAGTAAGAATACGGTCGGAAGAGACGGAATCGGCGGTGGTCGCCGTTTCGCTTACGCTAGAGCGAGGCGCGAAAACGGATGCGTTAGCGTCGGCGACAGAAGCCGATTCAATAACCGAGCCGTTGACAGTTGTGAGTCTCGGAGTTATCGAGTCTGCGCCTGTGGCAGTCTCGTTTATCTGCCCATTAACTGCGGGCACGGTAAGAGTCACCGAGTCCGCCGCCGTCGCCGCTTCTACGATCGACCGGCTAAAGACAATTCCACTCCAAGCACCCTGACCCCACGTTCCTGACCCCCAGCCGCCTTCGGTGAGAATACGATCGGAAGAAATGGAGTCGGACAGGCTGGCCGTTTCCGCTTGCGCGGAGTAAACAGTCGCTATGTTCGTGGGTGTGTCAGTTACTGCCGATGTTTCAGCAGTGGCGCTCTGCACAGACTGGCGGGCAGACGGAAGGTCTGCGATCGTCGCGGTCTCAACGCCCGACCTATAAAACTGCTGTCGAACGCTAACTACGTCAGAGGCGGTTGCTGTCTCGGCCTCAGTAGCGAAGAATCTGGCCTGTGCGCTAATAGAATCCGCACCGGAGGCGGACTCGGCCTCAGTGCTAAAGTAATTGCGCTCACCAAGATTGCTGTCGGCTATGGATGCCGACTCGGCAACTACCGGGTTTAGTTGCCGTACAGCGGCTACAGTTTCCGCGCCTGTAGCTGCTTCTGTGACTAGACCTGCAAGGGATGATCCCGTTATGGAATCAGAGCCAGTGGCTGACTCAGTTACTGAGGATGAATACCCAGAGTAACCCCAGTTAGATTGGCCCCAAGTGCCGGAACCCCAGCCACTGGACACTTATCCATCCTTAGGCGGACAGGCTAAACTGATAAGTGACGTTCAGAATATCGCCGTTCACAACGGCGCGGTCACCCGGAGACTGGAAGTCAGCGGCAGAAAACAAAGTACCGGTCGTTCCGCCCTTAGTGTTGTTGCTAATCAAAAACGCACCGCCGATCGTGGTGGTAGCGTTCATGGTAAACACCGCCTTGTTAGAGGTGTTGGTAACAACCGACGGGTTAGCAGCAGTTGCGGCAGCAAAGTTTGCCAGCGGGCGAGTGGACTCAGAGTAATTGGTGTTCTCAGTCCATCCAATGTGCGAGGACGCCGTGTCACTAGCAGCGGGAGTGTTAGAAGCGCCAGCACCATATAGACCAACGTACCAAGAAGTAATCTGGGTAGTGGCAACAAGCGCCGAGCCAGCCATGTACTGAAGTCCGACGTTCACAACGAGGTTGGGCGTCTCGGCAGTCCACTTGGGATTGCCGTCTTTATCAAAACACTCAACGATGTACTTGCCAGTGGCCTTGGCAGAGTCGCTCGGCATGCTGTTGGCAACCAGTCCGCCGCCAATCAGGTCTGAAGTTTTGGCTCTTTCGACGCCCATGATCTACTCCTATGCAATCCTGATGATTGCGCTGGTGCTGTTAGCGGCGGGGAACTGCACCTCAAATGAGGTAGTGCATGTCTTGTCGCCACCAAAATCCAGAACACACACTGTGGGATCACCCCCACCGGACTTGTAAATCAGAGCGCCGCGAGCGGTAAACGTCGCGGGACTCCACGTTGCATTGGCAAACGACAGATACGCCACCGTATTGAACGGATCATTCCCAGTCGTCGGGGTCACAGACACTGTAAGCGTTTCGCCTCCGGCAGTATACCCGGAGCCAGTAATCTCGCCAGATGTCGTATACGCGGAAGTGGTCGGACCAAGATCAGCCGTGCTGCTATACAAAGCGATCTTGAATGTATCCGACGAAAAGTTAAACGTACCTGAAGGCAGGCCCGTTTTGAACGTGTTGGTCGCGCCCTGCTGAATCGGCATATCAAGTCACCGGCTGACGGTACTGCCCGGAACGGTACGCATCCTGACGCTCCATTCCGTCTCCAAGGCGCTTGGCAAGAGCAAGGGCTTCTTTGTACTTGCCATCATAGAGGGCGATCAAATCAGCTTCACCCTTCATGAAAGTATACGCCTCGACCAGCGAGCCATACAGCAGCACCGAATCAAAGTTATCGCCAAGCCAAGTCGTATTGGCTGTAGTGATCGACTCGGGGTAATAGTAGTAATGCAACTCTACGCTATACGCCAAGTCAGGCGTGGGGCCAAGCAGGAACGACAACTCGTTAGTAATCGTAGCGCCCGTAACCGTCGGCCCAAACAGAGCGTAGAACCGGGGTTTGCCGTAGTCCGTAGGAGACGGATATGCCTGCCGAATGTAGTTGACATCTTTATTCAGCAGGTACTCATAAGTACCATCCGCCGCAATAACGGCCATGGAGTACACGGCTAGAAAGTCAGCCGGGCAGGACAGATACTTATTGGTGATGGAAGTCGTGCCGGTAACATTCTTACGCAGTGACGGAAACTGCACCGCGTTATAGATGCGCTGCTCGGCCTGCTGAACAAAGCGAGCAATCTGTGTATCCGCTGAAACCGTAGATCCATCGGCGAGCGTAGTCGCCGGGAACTGATTCTCGGTATAGCTTTGGATTGCAGCAGAAAGCTGGCTGTAGTTCACGCCATCGGTCCCCGAGCAGTAACGCCCTTGGTGGCCGCGCCGTTACCCCGAGTCTTGATCCCGGAAGTCTTGGGCTGCGCGTAGTCGTTGCGATTGATGCTGCCAACGCTCATGTTCACATCATTTGCACGATAGCGGTTGCCGCCATCATAGCCAGAGTTTTTGATGTCAACACCAGCAGCGCCCTGCATATTGTGCGGAGGCGCATAAACCGGCGCAGGGCCGATTTCCTTGCCCTTGACCTTCATGCTGAACTTAGCCATCACTTGCTCCGTTGGTTCATCACTCGGGCCATATTGCGACCGTACTTCTTCATGTCGAGCGAAGTAACTCCGCCTTTCTTCATGCCTTTAGCGTGCATGCGCTTTTCGTGAGCCTTGACTTCCGCCTTGGCGACTTTCTTCATGGGTTCCATATCTGCTCCTACGCAGCAACGATTGTGACTGTACCAGTTTGAATGCCCAACACCAAGTAATTTGGCGTAAGCCCAGCGTCTGAACCTCGCGCCCCGCCAACAGGATTCCAGCCCCACTGAATCACGCGACTGCCGGTGTTATAGCTAGTCTGCGTGTAGCTTGTATCTGGCCTCGGTTCCAGTACAGCTTGTGGGTCATAAACCGGATACATGCCCAACTGCAATTGAGGCTGGTCGGGCTCCCAGCACTCCGGACAAACTTTGATACTGACCAGCTTGGTCTTGATGGTCAGTTTACGTAGTTCACGGAGCTTATAGCGCTGCCCGCACCGATCACACTCGGCGATAGAATTCTTAGCGGAAGCGTACTTTGGACCAGCCATGGTTATGCGTAATACAGTGACCGGGGGACAAACCTAGCACTGGCCTTCTCCCGATCTTCCTCGGCGGCAAGTGCCCACTGCTGGTCGTACTCAGCCTTCAGAACCGCCATTCGTCCGGGGTCCATGTTGGGCAGCTTCATCGCCATCTTGTACGCCAGCCCGGCAACCATGCACTCGATGAACCGGAACGGGATGTCCTGAGTCCTTGTGCCCGTGCCAGCATCCTGCATCCGGCGCATGCGCCAGTACACAAACGTGTAGTACGGGTTACCCGAAGATCCTTGATCCGGCATCGGCCAGATGTTGATGTTGGGCAGATTGTGCAGAGTAATTGCTGCACCGCCCGAATGAGACGCAGCCGTGGTGCCACGCTGCCCCCGAGCGCAATACACCAGACTACTGCCGTTGATTGCAGAGTAGCCAATGATCTCGCTGTCGATCTGGATAAAGCCTGCTGAAGGAAGCGCCGAAATGTTCGTCACCGGGATGATGGTGTCATTCGCGCCAACGGTTGAGGTTACCGTTGCAGCAGTTGCGTTTGACTCCCCAGACTGGCGGTTGATCCAGACCTGAATGGGTCGGCCAGAGGCGTTCTTGTTAGGGATCGTAGAGTACGTGGACTCAGAGATGCGGTTGATGTTGATATCAATCTGCGTCGTGCCCGTGCCCGTGCGAACCACCTGATCCAGCAGGTCAATCGTCTCAACTGGCAGCGGATAAATGGACTGGTTGGGGTACAGAGCGATCTGTCCCTGCTCAATCGTCCAGAGATTGATGCCGCGATTAGCCCACTCGATAGTCAGCAGGTTCAGACTGCGGCGGGCCGTGCGAAAGTCATAACCAGTGCGAAGCTCTTGGCCGCACCGCTCGAACGCCTCTTCAATAAGGTCGTTGATGTCAAGGTTGAATGTAGCGGTGCCGGTCGTAGTCATTATCTAAACCTTGCAGTCTTTTTGGCAATAGTCTTGGGCTGGGCTACGAACTGCTTGCCTTTGGCCTTGCCTGCACGCTTGGCGCGGGTGGTTGCAGCGTACTCCGAAGGAGATAGAGACTTGATCGCATTCTCTGGCAGATACCGCTCGCCAGTCTGACTGGATGGCTTACCAGACTTGGTTCGCCACTTCTGAGCAGTCCAGTTTTTAAGTGACTGCTGGGGGGCTTTCATTGTCATTGATCCATGTGCTCGAGAGCTTCTTCCCACTCTAGCTCTGCCAAAATTTCATCGCGCTCAAGTTCGTCCAAGAACTCATCTCGACCGCATGTACATGGAGCATCAAAAGACTCCAATACGGCGCAATCCGACCCATGACCAGTAACAATGTTACTCACGATATCCGCCGCCCTTGGATTTGTACTGCTTAGCAAGCAACTGCGCTTTGCGAGCCGACCATTGTCCCGCGGCGGTGCCCTGAGTAGCGCTTGCCTTGATCTTGTTGAACAAGGCTTTACGCATCCCAGGCTTGGTGTAGTTGCCTGCCTCATTCACGCGGGACTTGACCTCACCGCCCTCGGCATACTGATCGAAATCAGTATCGTCTCGCCGGGATTTGCGAGTCGCCTTGGGCATCTTGGAGGGGCTGATGGCCCCCATCCCTCGTGAAGCCATCATGATTACACCATCCGACCTTTGGTCTTGCCACGCTGAGCGCAACCATCAGCACGGGATGAGGCGGAGCTAACCTTGCCGCCTTTTGCATAGCCAGCTTCGTTATACGCCTCGCCTTCACGAGCACGCTCCGGCACTGATTCGCGCATGCGCTTGGCCTGTCGCATGTCGTCTCGGGCCGCTTTCGCCATGGTCGGCATCATGCGAGAAAAGATGTCCTTCTCTCCCTCGATGCCTTCAGCCATCAGCTTGCGTGATGCTTCCAGCTTGCGAGTCTCTTCTATAGACGGGGATCGGTAATTTTTTGGCATGATCAGCACGCGCCTCCGCGCTTCATGGTGATCTGCTTAGCCTTGGTCTTGCCTTTGGAGGCCACGCCGTCAGCAGAGCGAACGAAGCCGCCGCCTGCATACTTGGCAGCGCCACCCTTCTTCATGCCGGCTTCCTTCATCTCATGCTTGATCATGGACTTGGGAGCGCCTTTGGCTTTCATGAAGCCAATCTCTTTCTTCATCATTGCCTTGGACTCTTTCATGGGACCACCTTCACTGAATAGTGCCGATTTGCCATGAAGGGTCTTCGGCTTGTTGATACGCTGGAGATCAGGACGAGACTTATCGCCAAACTTTCTGCCCTTGTCGGCCTTAACATAGTCTTCGCCAACAGATTGGGGGATGCCGGTTCGCTTGGCGGCGGCTGGGTCATTAGCCACCATTGCCATCAAGTTATGCTGACGCAAGCTGCTACTGGGCATTTTGCCTACCTTTAATCACGGCGTCCAGTTTCATCTCTAGACGATCCAGTCGGTCCAGCACCCGGTTAATATCAGTATGCACCTCAACCTTGGTCACATACTCTTTAGCCACTTCTTCCCGGGTCTTGTTGAGCAAAATCTCAATACGTTTTAACTCTGTGGACTTCTCTTTCAGAACCCACGAAACCAATCCAATCAGCACCGTCAATACGGTGTTCCACAGACTGAAGTCCATCTCAACAATTCCACGCTCTCAGGCTTTTGTTAATGCGGCTATTCGGATCGTTGGCTGTTTTGGCGCTGGTGAGCTTCTTCTTCAGCCCCATCATCCGGGCGCAAAAGGAGTCACGGCGCGAGCCGCCTTCCGGTTGTGGTGGTTTGAGCCCCGGCTTTCCGGGGTTTGCGGCATTGTAGGAGGCCCTGCCCTTGGCGTTCAGACCGCCCTTAGGGTTCTTGCCTTCGGCTCGTTGCCATGCGGGGGTCTTTGCCATGGTCAGTCATCGAAAAGGTAAATGGGCGTACTGACTATCAGAGTCCCAGTATAAATCCCATCTGGCCCATAAACAACGCCTGCGCGAACGTCGGCAGGATTCGGGAACAGCACAATGCTAGTAAGCGTAGCGGGCTGGCCGTTGATCAGGTACGAACCAGACTCTCCGAGCAAATAACGCCCATGAGCCAGAACCGCGTCCTGACCGCTTATACCATAACTACCAGCATCTGCGGACAGTATTCTGGAGGCAATCAGGTCAGCAGCCTGACCACCAATATTGTACGTACCAGACTCTGCGTCTACCGACCGGGCTACGATCAGATCAGCGGCTTGACCAGAGACGCCATACGACCCTACGTCAGCCAGCAGTACCTTAGATACAACCAGATCGGCGTTTTCACCTGAGAGGTTGTAGGAGCCAACTTCAGCGGTGAATACGTGGGTACGGATCAGGTCTGCGCTCTGCCCGCCGATTGCGTAGTCACCCGCCTCAGCGTTGATTGTCCGCGCCTGCTCGTAGGTCAGAGTCGCGGCTTCGCCAGTTATCGCGTACGAACCGATGTTGGCGTCGAGGTACAGCGAGCGGATGAGGTTCGCGTCTTGGCCGGAGATGTTATACGAGCCAGCGTCTGCGCTGAGGATCGCAACCTTTATAAGAGTCGCAGCCTGACCCGCAATGACATAGTCACCAAACTCGGCGGTAAGTCTGAATGCACGGAACAGGTCCGCCGCCTGTCCGCTGATTGCATACGAACCAGAGTCTGCGCCTAGGTAAAGTGAGCGGGCTAGAGTAGCCGCCTGTCCGGAGGTAAGGTACGAACCAGCGTCTGCGCTAAGTGTACGAACGGCGGTGAGATCCGCCGCTTGACCACCGATTGTGTATGTCCCGGCATCAGCCGAGAACGCGATGGTCTTGGTAAAGTCAGCGGCTTGACCGCTGATCGAATACGAACCGGCGTCAGCGGAAAGATACAGTGCGCGAACAAGATCCGCCGCTTGTCCGGTGATCGAGAACGTACCCGCATCAGCGGTAAGAGTTACAGCAGTAGAAGGTGCCCCGAGATACCAAGTGGTATATACGGTCTGTTCAGCGGTGTCTTCGTCTCCTGCCTGTATCTTCGGATACAGGATGTCTGTGGTCTGTTTGACCCAGATCGAATCCAGCGGGGACGCGCCGTAGCCTTGCCCTGTGGCCTTGCCAACCGCTGGATTGAAGAATCTGTTGCTCATGACATGAACGGAGCGTACACCTTGCCGTCTTCAGCGAGAGCAGGAGAGAGCCGGGGCTGCTTAAAAATTTGCCACGGGTTGTCGGAGAGGCTTTGCATCTCTGCCGCAGTCAACTCACGCTGCCAAACATAGCCGCAATAAACTTTGGATTGGAAGGAAGTAGCGTTAAGTTTGTAAGCCGACCCCGCCTGAAATCCGCCATTAAGATTGTTAAAGTTTGACGTATTACTATTGTACAGAGCGCCGTCAATATAATAGGCTCGATAGTTGTTCGTAAACCTTTGCACGCCGCCTAAGTTATAAACCCGATTTGTACTGAACGTGGGGCCTGTTATATTGCCACCCGCGTTTGACGATGGAACCAAATCAATGCGGTCGTTAAATTTATTAAATCTTAGCGCGATGTAAATGTCTGAGGATGGGCTAAGCACCTGACCCGCGCCCCATATAGTGCCTTCACCGGTTGTGTTCAGTATTTCACATCGGCTAAATATAGAAAGCACGGGATACCCTGTTCTTCCTGCGGGAGCGTTGGGTATGTCAAAAGCAAAGCCCCAGCGAGTGTCTCCCGTAATTGAATTGGTGACCAGCGCAGACCCGCCGTTTGCTGGAAGTACATCTGGAAGTCTTGTGGCAACAAAGTTATTAACCGCTACAGCGCCCGACACGGGGTCAATTGGAGTCTGAGGGCTTCTTTGCGGGATATAAACACAGGCCAAACCGCGAGTAATCGGGTTATCCCAGTTGATCTGAATGTTACCCTGCGGCTGAGAGGACATTACCTTTTTGCGCGGGACGAAGAAGGTCCGGGATGTGGGGGAGGGGGTGGAGTCTGTTTGGACGTAACGGGGCTGAGTAGAAAGGAGGCTAGAGTTATTGAGCAGTAAAACTTCATCGGCAGAAAGTGCTCGGTTCCACAGTGCGACGTTGCCAATTCGTGTGCCGTTGAGGACTCGTCCGCCTACAGCATCTGCCCCTATCAGAGTACCAGTAGATGCCGGTGTCAGCATTGTGCCCACTGCAACAGACCCAATGGCTGAGCCGTTTACATAAGCAATAGCCGTGCCACCGTTTCCACTAACGGTGACACAGACGCGATACATTGTGTTTGCGGAGAATGATCCACTAATAAAGTAGTCGAAAACCCCACCAAACGTGGAACGTAGTCCGTTACTTGCGATAGCTACTTTGAAGCCAAACGTCGCCCCGCCACCCCCTTGACTAACTACTGGTTGAAAAACGTCAAAGCCAACTGTTCTAAAGATAACGTCACACACGACGCTGTAGGGGGGCGTCAGTCTTCTGTCATTGACATACCGTAGGAAACTACTACCGTCAAAATTATAAAGCGGCCCCCGTAGGCTGGGGGCTTGGGTAACCAACCCCACGGGCTGTATAGCCCCATTTATGGGATCATAAAAATAGGGGGTCGTGACTTGGAATAAGCCACTAGTAAGCGCATTCTGCCGATCAACAACGGTTATGCGCTTCGGGACAACACCAATGACCATCGTTTACGCCGCGTCGTACTTGATGCCGACGAAATCAAACTGATCGGTGTTGTTTGTAGACCGAAGGTTCACACCCGTGTTGTGGCTCACGAACAGGCCCCAATACTTAGGCATCACGCCGCCGAACAGAGTTGCAACCGAGAACGGCAGCACAATGTACTGAACATCGCTGGTGTTAGCGGGGACGGCGATACTCGCCCCGAGACGCAAGGCGTTGAGGATACCCGTGTTGGTCAGTGTCTCAGCGCTATCAGTACCGTCCAGAGTGTCCAGCGGGGTTGTTGCCAGCGAGGTGTCTGCACCGTATACATAGATGGCAATCGTCGTATTGGCGGTCGGGGTAGTCCCGACGCTCACGGTTCCGCTCACCAGACAATCAATGTACTTGTTGCTGGTGTTGTCGATCTGGGTTGATTCCCGGCCAGCAACGAACGTCGAACTCGTGGCGAGGCTCGCCAGATCCATCGTGATGGTTGTATTACTGGAGTAGTTGACGGTTGTAGTAGCCATGAAGATGTCCTCAGAGTTGGAAGATGCCGCTTGGGCTCCAGCTAATCGTTACGCTCACACCCGTGGGTGTCAGTGGGAAACCCGTAATCCCGGTGTCCATGTAGGCCACCAGCGGTGAGGTACTGGCTGTACCCGTATCAATGTAGATGATGATAGCCTCGATGGTATCGCCTGTCACCGCCGAAAACGTAACGTCAGCAGCGTCAAACACCCCATCAGTGAACGTCTTGCTGGTCAGGGTCTGAGGCGTACCAATCGCTCCAGCAGACGCAGACGACCAATACTGGTGAGAGGCGTTGTACTGGTAAGCCCCGGTGTCGATGAGGGCGACCTTCACCGTCCCGGCTGACAGGTTGTTGTTGGCCGTGAACTGGAGCAGTTGCTCCTTCCACTTGGGGTAGAGTTCGTTTGCCATGTTAGCCGTAAATAAACCGCATTTCGCCGAATACCTGCCCGGTAAGGTTATAAAAAATACTTATATTGGATCCGGTATAGATTTCCGGCAATCCAAGACTAATGGCGTCTGCGCTAGCGTCATTGCTAACGACTGCCGGTGCCGGTATGACGGCAATCGGGCGCACTGCCAAGAGGTTCATGCCCCCTCCGGGAAGAGCCGAAAACTGGGCAGCCTGAACGGAGCGCACGCCGGTATCGCCGTTAGCTAAATTAACAAAAAAAGCCCTACCACCCCCGGGCGAATTAAAAGCCATGGTTTGTCCAACCCTACCGATATTACCATCCGAACTAGTATAATTGACACTAAGCGTGGTAGTAGCGCCAACAATATTGCTCCCGGTATAAATCAGCAAATAAACCCCGTCACCCCTTTGGGTGCCGTTCATATCCCGGTTGCCAATATTCGGAGTCGTATAGGTTTGGAGCGCAGTAGAGTTGGTAACTACGACACTCCAAATAATATCTAGCACAATGAAGTTGCCATGTTTAATAGCAGAAGTATAGTAGAGGTTTGTATTGACACTGGATAGGTATGCTTTTGCTTCACCGGGATTAGGCGGGATAGTAAAACCCGACCCATTCAAGTGACGAGGAATCCCGCCATTAGCTTCGTTGCCAAATATAGTAAATTGACGCCTAAAAACCGGTGCTGTTTGTATCCCGACTAAACTTGTAATGGTCATAATCAGCCTTGCGCCAAAGTAAACACGCCAGCCGTCGTGTTAGACTGAGCAGCAAAATTGATACTTGTTACGCACGAATCATCATATATCCGAGGAAGGGCGAGAGTAAAAGCCTTCTCGGAAATCCAATCATCTCCATTTGTAAACTGGGAAGAAATCATCACGATTGGGCGATACGCAATTAGTACGGTTACACCGCTAGTTCCCGGGAGTGCGGAGAAAGTAAAATCTTGTACAGACCGGACGCCTTCATCACCTTCTGCCAAACCAAATGGCACCCATCGCTCACCTGAACCCCCAGTTCGGGATACCGTACCGACCCTAGACCCGGTGTTCGCGGAATTCGTATAGGTTATCGTGGCCGTGTACGCATTACTTCCCGAGTAACCAGTGGTATGCCACATGGCGATGTACACACCACGACCATTTGTAGTGCCATCAATGTCCCTTGAGGGAAGGGTGATTGAATTGATCGTTTGTGTCGTCGTTACTT